CGGCGACGACGGCGCCGAGGGCGACCAGGCCGACCAGGGTCAGCCAGAACAGACACCCGTCCCAGTCGCCCAACGGTCAGTCGTGCTTGTCGTGGCGGTTGTTGCCGTTGGCGGGCAGGGCGACGATGACGATGGCGACACCGCCGACCAGGCCGAGAACGGCCAGCAGGTCAGAGGACACGTCCCGGTTCAAGACGAGCACGATGATGGCCAGGACCAGGGCGGCCACGCCCAACAGGATCATGTACACCTCACGCTTGACCCGCCACGGCACCTCAGCGGCGGGCGAGCAGGAAGGTGAGCAGGGTGATGAGGGCGACGACGCCGACCTCGGCGATGATCCACCACGCTTGGGTTTCGGTCATTGGGCGCCCCGGTCGATGTTCTCCAGGTCGACCTTGGTCGACTCGGCCGTGCCGACGGGCAGGATTTCGGGCATGCGGTCGATGGTGTAGTCGGCCAGGACCATCGCCTCGGTCTGGTTGCACATGCGCAGCAGGTCGGGCGATTCCATGGTCGGTTCGCCGACGTAGCGTTTGACGACGCCGTCGGTGATGAACTGGCGGCCGTCGGAATGGACGATCACTTTCATGGTGGGTTGCTCCTCGGGGCTAGCAGGAACCGGGGTCGCGTTCAGGATGGCGGCCAGGTCGAGCCGGCCGGGGTCCCAGTGGTCATCACCGGGGCAGTGCTGATGGCCGACATGACCGGCGAAGCCGTCCCATGCGGCCAGTGTGAAGCGGATCGGCGAGCCCGAACTGGCAAGAATCATGCCTTCGCCTTCGCCATGGAAACCTTGGGGAGCGATGATCGGCGGGACGCCCACGGCGTCGGCGACCGGCTGGGCGACGTGTGCACCCAGCCACGCCAGCCGGGCCGGCGACCACGTGTGCGACTGGGCGGCGTAGCCGACGACTTCGACCTGGATGACGTAGGAGTCTTCGGCGTCGCTGTTGCCGAGCGAGTAGGCGCAGCGGTCGAGGGCGAGGTACTGGTGGCATTCTCCGGTGTCGGGGTTGACGCCCAGGTGGGGCGGGTAGGGGGCGAACGCCGATTCGGCGCCGGACAGCGACCCGCCTTCGGTGGTGTGCCAGCACAGTTTGGGGTAGTCGACCCGGTCGTAGGTGCCGCCGGTTTTACCGAGATCGACCCGTTGGTAGCCGGTCAGCCAGGTCATGCAGTCGTCTCCTTCAGGTGCTCTGGGCGGACAGGATTTTGATCACCTTCCCAATTGCGATGTAGGGGGGCATGTTTTCGTGGGCGGTGCCGCCCCCCGCCGTTTGGGTGGGGCCGGTGACGGCGTGTTGGTGGTTGTTGGACTCCAGGCCGGTGTTGCCTTGCACGGTGTGGGTGTGACCTTGGTTGGGGTTGCCGGTGGTGAAGGTGTGGCCGTGACCGGGGTCGGTGGTGACGGTGACATTGGCGAAGACGTTGGTGCCGGCGATGGCGCTAAACGACACCGTGCCGCCCGTCTGTTGTAGGAAGGGGACGCCGGTGGTGTGGTTGTGGCTGCCGGCGTTGGCGCTGGTGCCGGAGTGGGTGTGGACGGGTAGGTCGCCGGCCGAGCCGATGTTCACCGGGTGGCTGTGGTCGGTGCCGGTGGTGGCGGTGAGGATGCCGTCGGTGGCGTGGGTGTGGGCGCCGGTGTGGGCGGCGTCGAGGGCGACGGTGTAGGCGCCGCCGGTCGACCCGGCCGGGTAGGTGCCGGCGGCGGCGAGGGTGACCCGGCCGTTGCAGTTGGGCAGGTTGAAGGTGGTGGACCCGTCGCCGGGCCCGTAGGTGGTGCCGATGACGGCGAACAGGTCGGGGTAGGTGGCCCGGGGTAGGGCGGACCCGTCGGCCCAGGCGAAGAGTTGCGGCGGGGTGGAGCCGGGCCAGTCGAACATGGTTCCTACGGGGGCGTCGGGGATGTAGCCGAGGGCCCGTTCGACGTTGTTGAGCCGGGTGTTGTACGACGTCAGCCGGTTGGTGAGCACGGGGACGGCGTCGGCCACCGACAGGACGACGACCTCGCCGCCGGCGTCGTCGAGGGTGACGTCGATCTGGATGATGCGCCGGGACAGGTTGACGTTCAGCCGGCCGGCCTGGATGACGAGCTGGGCGGTGTCGCCCACCCACAGCTGGGTGGGGTCCCACGCCCCGGCGGCCAGGGTGACACTGAATGACGGGTCGAACACCGAGGCGGCGTCGAGCTCGCCGCCGGCCTGGTCGGACACCGTCGGTTGGAGGATCAGGTTGGGATCGGATTTCTGTTCGTCCCAGCGGCCCACCTCGGGGTCGAAGGTGGTCACCTCGGTCCGTACCGGGGTGGTGGTGGTGGATCCGGTGTAGAACACGGCGTTGGCGAACCGGGTGGGGTCGATGGTGCGGTGCACTTCGACGATGTCTCGCCCGTAGGCCAACACCAGACCGGTTTGGCGGCCCCGGGCCGGGTAGAAGAGGTTGAAGTTGCGGTGGGCGTCGATCTCCCAGTCGAACCCGCCGAGGCAGTCGCCGAGCTGGGTGAGGGCGTCGGCCACGTTCTGGCCGGCGGTGTAGTCCCGGTCCCGTAGCACCCCGGTGGCCGCCGCCGCGCCCCGCACGATGCCCAACCCGCCGCCCGGTTCGGCTTGGGTGTCGGCGATGAACTGCCATGCGATGTTGGCCTGGTCCTCCTGGCGGAACGAGCGGGTGGCGTCGGACCACATGACCCGGCGGGCCAGCACCCCCCGGTAGTCGGTGGCGGTGAACCCGGCGGTGTCGGTGTCGGCGGTGAGCACGTCGTTGGAGCCGCCGACCCGGCCCCTAAACAGGGCGACACCGTTGCGGCCGCACAGCACGTCGACGGCCAGCTCGACGACCTGGGCGGTTTCGGGGTGGGCGCCGGGCATGGAGAAGGCGCAGGTGGCGGCGGCGTCGAGGTAGAACGACAGTTTGCGGGTGGTGGCCGAGGTGAGGGCGCCGATGTTCGGCCCGGTCGGCTGGGCCAGGGTGAAGGTCCAGGCGGCGGCGCCCGGCGGCGGGGCGAAACTCACGGCGAGGCGCCGTAGGCGATCCAGTTGTACCGGATGGCGGTGGTGGCGGCCGGGCCGCCGCCGGGGGCGTAGGCGGTGAACGCGAATCCGACGTTGTCGGTGTAGCGCACATCGGTGACCATGTGGCCTTGGAAGGCGACCACGTCGCCCGAGGTGATCACCACCACGGGGGTGGTACCGGCCCGGAAGGCGACCGGGTAGTTCGTTTTGACCATGTTGCCGCCGGCGTCGGTGGTGCCCACCGTGCTGCCGGCCTGGGTCAGGTTGGCTGCCGGTGTGGTCGCCCGGGGTCGCACGTCGACGATCAGCCCGGCGGTGATCGCCGCCGTGCCCGAGGCGACGGTGATCTGGGCCAACGCCACCGACGACGCCGGGGTGGGCGGCACCGTCCAACCCGAGCTGACGGCGGTGCCGACGACGGGGGTTTCTATGCTGAGCGAGTTGAGCCCGGAGCCGATGACGGTGGCGTCAGCGATGTGGGCGTGGATCAGGTCGATGCGGGTCAACCCGGCGGCCGGGGCGGCGGCGATGGGCACGTTGACGGTGTTCTTCATCCGGCCCACGTATTTGCCCTGCAACGACACGTCGGTGCCGGGGACCACGATCTTGCCGGCGGCAACATCCACCGACATGTTCGCCCCCGCCCCCCGGGGGGCGACCAGGAAATCGCCGCCGCCGATCACCCCGCCGGTGGCGAAGACGGCGTCGATCAGGTCGCGGTCCACGCCGGCGGGGTAGGTGAGCGCTTGGAGCCAGAGGGGGGCGTCGTAGTCGGTGGTGGCCAACGGTTCGACGTCGGTCATGGTGGCGGTCCTTTCAGAGGGTGGCGTCGTTCCACAGGGCGACGAGCTGGCAGGGGGCGGAGAACGTGGCCGGGGCGAAGCGGATGACGGTGGCGCCGGCGTAGGCGGGCTGCCACACGGTTTGGGTGAAGTCGAGCGAGCTGTACCTTGACGCCGAGGCCAGCCCGTTGGTCAACGCCGTCTGGGCGTTGGTGTTGACCTCCAGGTAGTCGCCGGCGGCGACGGCCAGGCCGCCGGTGAACACGACGGCCCCGCCGGGCGGGGTCACCCAGTAGATGGCCGGGTTGGTGCACGGCCCGTAGATTCTGAACAGCGGCCAGGTCGGGTAGTCGCCGTCGTTTTGGATGGTGCCCTGCCCGGAGCCGCCCGGACCGGCGGCCGGGTAGGTGCGCGGAAAGGTCAGCGGGTAGCTGCGCCCGCCGATGGCGGCGGACTGTTGGGGGGCGACGGTGATCTGGTCGACGTCGAGGGCGTAGGACACCGGGTTGGGCGCCACCCACGACACCTGGAAGGCGGACACCTGCGGGTTGTCGTAGATGGCGGTCATCTGGTCGCCGCGCAGGCCGATAGCCACCGGGGTGGCGGCGGCGTCGACGGCGTAGACCAGGCGGGGCCGCAGCCGGGGCTGGCACCAGTGGGCCAGCTCGGCCCGGGCATCCTGGCGGGACCCCGCTTTCGACGCGATGAGCGATCCGGCCACGGTGACCACCGACGGGCCGAACAGGGCGGTGGTGTCGAAGTCGCCGTCCCGGGTGGGCAGGGCGGCGGTCACCGCCCGCACCGTCGGGAAACCGATATCCAGACTGGCGACCCGGTACCCGTTGTTCTGATCCATCAGGTCGAGGCTGTCGGTCACGTTCCCGAGCGTGTCGAGGAGCTCCAGGCGCAGGGTGGCGGGGGTGGTGCAATAGGTCGTCATACATGCACCCCGGCGTTGACAGCAAACTCCAGCCGCTTAGACAGCATGTCGACGTCCACGGCGGAGTTGAACGTGGCGTTTTGGATGTGCACGGCCGGGCCGGGAGCCTTCCCGGCCGGGGTGATGGCCTCGCCGGCGTGGGCGAAGATCAGCCCGGTCTGGGTGATCAGCCCGCCCTCGGCCAGATGCGGGATGGACGGAACGCCGATGTCGCCGCCGCCGATCTTGCCCAACGGGCCGAGATCGATCTTCGGCAGGGTGAAGTGCAGGCTGTTCCACAGGTCGATGACCCCGTTGAGGACCGCCCGGAACGCCTCTTTGATGCCGTCCCACATGTGGGAGAAGATCCCGGCCATTCGGGCGGGCAGGCCGGTGAAGAACCCGACCAGGCCGTTCCAGATCCCGACGATGTAGTTGTAGGCGTCGAGCACCCAGCCTTTGACGTCGGACCAGTGCTTGAAGATGAGGGCGGCGGCGATGCCGAACGGGCCCATGAGGATCCCGACCAGGTAGGGCCAGTTGTTCACGATCCAGTCCCACACCGCTTTGGCCGCGTCCTTCATGGCGCCCCACACCGCCGACCAGTGGGTCACCAGTTCGTAGATGGCGACGCCGAGCAGGGCGATACCGCCGACGATGAGCAGGATCGGGGCCATCGAGGCCAGTTCGGCGGGGACCGACGCCCAGTCCGCCCCCGTCAACGCCTCCCGGGCGGCGGTGGCCACGTCGATCGCCGCCCCGAAACCGGCCATGATCCCGCCGGCGGCGGTGATGGCCGGCCCGTACTTCTGGCCCATGGAGGCGGCGGTGTCCTCCAGCTTGGTTTTGACCGCGTCCATCTTCCCGGTGAAGGTGTCGGCCGCCGCCGACGCCTGCCCTTTGGTCACGTCGGCCAGGGCCTGCATGGCCGTTTTATGGTCGGCGGTCAGCCCGGTGGTCTTGTCGACGGTGATCCCAAAGGTTTTCAGGATCTTGGTGTTGCCCTCCTGTGCCTTGCCCACGTCACCGGCCGCCGCGACCAAACTCTCATGTTTGGCCGCGGCCACGTCGGTGGCCGTCGACAACAGGTCGAGTGCCTTTGCCGGGTCGTGGGTGACCTCGGTGAGCTTGGCCAGGGCGTCTTGGGTTTGCGACGACGAATCCCCAAATTTCTCCTGGTGTTTGATGGCCGCGTCGACTCTGGAGGCGTAATCGTCATAGGACTGCCCGGTGGCCGCCACCGCCGCCTGCAACTGTTGGTGGGCGGCCTGGTCCTTCGAGCCGAGGGCGCTGAGCCCGGCGCCGACGCCGGCCATCGCCGTGCCCACGCCGAGCATGGTCGAACCGATGCTGGCGCCGTGCTCGGCGATCTTCCCGATGGCGGTGTTGATGCCGTCAAGGGCGGCGCCGAACGGGCCGAGGACCCCGGTCGTGTTGAGGGCGGCGAGGGCGGACCCGAACGCCGAGTGTAGTTTTGAGGCGGCCGAGCTGCCGGTGGCGGCCACATCGGTCATGGCCTTGCCGGCCGCCGAGGTGTCGGCGGTGACCCGTACGGCGACCGACGGGCCGGCCATCAGCGCCGCCTAGCCGCGGCCTGGATCTGGTCCGCTTCTCGTTGCATCAGCCGGACCATGGCCGCGAAGTCCTCGTCGCTCAGCTCGTCGACGTCGCGGGGAAGGCAGCGGTAGTAGCGGCAGAAAGCGGCTCGGGCGTCGGCGGCGGCGGCAAGGTAGGGTCCTCGTCGACGATCTGGACCTCGCAGTCATAGGCGTGCATCCAAAGCGAGGTGGGGTCCCGAAGCGGGTAGTCGCGCATCAACGCCCGGAAGGCGACCAGGCGAAACGGCTGGGCTTCGGACAGCTGGGGGAACGGGGCCGGTTCGATGCGGGCCAGCAGGTCGAGGAGCCGTTGGGCGGGGAGCCGCCGGTTGAAGTCCATGGTGACCGAGACCAACGTGGGCAGGGCGGCGGTGGCGGCGTCGCCGTTCAGGTCAGTCATGAACAGACCCGGCGGCGGCGGCGCCCGGGTTCGTCCAGCGGTACCCGTCGGAAGCGGTCTGGATGGCTTTGACGTAGTCGGCGGTGACCGCCGCCTCGGACAGTTGGGCCAGGCCGGAGGGGAACAGGAACCGCCCCCTCGAGTCGTAGTCCCGGTACGACTCGTGCGGGGCCCGGCGCCACCCGCCGAACTCGATCCAGCCGCCGTAACGGGTGCCGGAGTCGCCCAGGTCGACCTCGCCGCCGGTACGAATGGCCCGTTGGCGGACGGTGGCGGCCAGGCGGCCTGTCTGTTGCGGCAAGGCGCCGCGGGTGAGGGCGGCGACGGGGGCGACAGCGGCCATCCCGGCCGCGCTCATGGCCTTGTCGATCGGCCCGCCCGGCTTGTACAGGGCCTGCCAGTCCCGTTGCAGGGCGGCCAGGCCGACGGCGGTGACGGCGGTGGGCATCAGGCTTTCCCGGCCACCCAGGCCGAACCGGACCAGTGGTTGGCGAGCAGGTCGGCGGTGATGACATACGACCCGGTGGCCCACGCCGTGGCCGGGGTGGCGACCACCGGGCCGAGGGCGGCCAGGTTGGCCGGCACCGACGCCCCCGACGGCGTGTAGAACCCGGGCGCCCCGCTGGTCGCCCCGGCGGCGGCCACCGCCCCGTAGTCGATCGACGGCGGCCCGGTCAGGTTCCAGTCGATGGCGCACTCACTAGCGGCCCCGGCGTCGCCCATCATCAACGGGAACGGCTGGGGTATGACCATGCCCGAGATGGTCGGGTTGCTGGCACTGGCCGCCGAGTTGAAGTAGGGGCGGGCCTTGAAGTTCACCGGGGTCTGACTGGCCTGGTAGGCCGTCAGGGCGGCGTTGAGGGTGGCGAACACCGACCCGGCGGAGAAGTCCTGGTTGAACGTGACCCGCAGGTGGTACTTCGTGACGCCCGGATAATCGGTCTCGTTGCAGAAGCTGGTTACGGTCACCAGCTTGTTCTCCGGGAAGCCGGCTTCGAGATGCTTGACGGTGCAGCGCAGATTGACCCCGCCCAACTCGAAGTAGCAGTTGTTCATGATCAGCGGGTTGACCGGCGGCGGGACCGGGTCCCCGGTCGCGGTCAGGTTGATCTCGGGGGGGGCTGCGGTTGCGTTAGCCATTTCGGGTTCCTCTCACATTCGGACCAGTAGGACCAGCTCGACGTACAGCAGCTGGACGCCGCCCGCCCCGGTCACGTTGCGCCAGTTGCGTTCCTGCTCGCAGTGGGCGGAGACGACCGCCCCGCCCAGGGTGGGGTCGTTGTCGACCGCTTTGCGGCAGGCGTCGCGTATGGCGTCGATCAGGTCTTCGCCTTCGGTGCCGCCGACGATGGCCACGGGCAGGGTGGCTTCGTCGATACCGAAGGCGGCGGTGGCGTACATGACGACCTGGGGGCGCATCACCACCACGCACATGGGGTTCAGCGTGTTGGGCGGCGAGTCGTGGATCTGCACCCCCGGGTTCGCCGCGCCCAGGATGCTGACGAGGGCGTCGGCCGCGGTTTGGCGGTGCCAGGTCATACGACGATGGCCAGGTAGGCGGCAATCAGCGTTTCGATGTCCGGGTCTTTCGGGCCGACCCGGACCAGGCCCATGTCCCCCCACCCGATGGTGCCGTCCACGCTGTCCCGCCGCCGGTACAGGCGGCCGGCCTCCATGACCGTCACCGTGAAGAGCGGGTTGGGCAGGAAGTTCGGGGTGGCCGGGTTCACCCAGTCGGGGCAGCGGGCGGTGACCCAGTCGATGGCGGCGGCGAGCTGCTCGGAGATCACCTGATCGTCGGTGGTGTCCGAACCGAGGCGAAGATAGTTCTTCACGTCGGCCAGGGCAGGCCACGCCGCCGCCATCGCTGGGTTCCCTTTCTACTTCCGCCGGGACCGGGTTTCGACGGCCTCGTCGGCGGGGGCGGCTTCGAGAGGCAGTCCACCGGTGGTGGGCGGCACGATCGTGATCCGAGCCCAGGCCATCGGGTAGCGGGACAGGACCAGGCCCATGTACCCCCACACCCCCAGCCGGATGGACTCGGGGCCCAACACTTCTTCGTAGCGGAAGTTGAACGTGGACGACTCCAACAGGAGGGCGTCGTCGGCCTTGACCACATAGGCGGTGTCGCCGGCGAACCAGGTGGTGACCACCGGCAGCCCGGCGATCTGACCGGCAACGTGCTGGTAGGTGAGCGCGTCGCCGATGCCTCGGGCGTTCATGGGTCCGGCCCAGTTCGACACCACGATGGGACGGCCGGTGGTGTCCTTCTGGAGCATGGCGTTGCCCCAGGCGTTCTCCGACATGAACACCACGCTCGGGGCCATCTTTCGTTTCATGCGGACCCCGGTCCCGGCGATGATCACCCCGTCGGGGAGCTGCTGGGGTGGGGCGGTGGTCATGTCCACGGTGATGTTGGCGGCGATGTTCGCGCCGACCAGGGCGTTCATGGCCGTCCACACCGCCGTTTCGATCTGCTCGTTGTAGGCGCCCATGATGTCGGTGTAGACCAGGCTGTCGACGGCCGGGTTGGACCCGTCGATCATCTGGCGGGACACGTCAACCTTGCCGGTGTAGGTGGACGGCGTAACAACCAGCGGCGTCGAGGTGAACGACCCGTCGACCGGCACCGCGTTCTCTGTGGCCTGCACCCCGACGACCGCCCCGGGGGCGGACTGGACGCCGACCGTCACGGGATTCGCATCCGTGATTCCGATCCGGCGCAGGGTGTCGGCCGTGGGCCGGGCGCCGTGGGCGATCAGGGCGAACTCCTCGAACAGCCAGGTGGGCGGGATGGTGCCGCCCGACCCGCCGGTCGTCGACGCCGCCCTCGTCGCCATCTGGGTGTGGCGCTCGAGGCGGGAACGGGCCTCCATGTCCCCGTCGCGCTGGGCGTGGAGCATGTCCCGGAAGAACGACTGGCGCACCTCCAAGCTGGCGTCGGGTTTGCGGTAGATCTCGGCCTCGGAGCGGACCTGGACGACGCCCATGCGCTCGCCGGCCGGTTCCCTCTCGGGCAGATCGGTCAGAGCCGTCAGGGTCGAGTGGCGGCGGTCCTCGATGGAGCGCAGCTCGACGATGCGCTCGCCGAGCGGTTCCATGTCGGCCTTCAGGCCGTCAAGGATTCCCTGCTCGGCGTCGGTGGGGTCGCGGCCCTCGGAGGCGCAACGGTTGAGGATGTCGTCGAAATCGGCGAAAAGGTGGCTGTAGTCGGCGCCCAGGCGCTCGAGCAGACGGTTCGGCATTGGAACACTCCCGGTTTCGGGGTGCGCCCAGGGCGCGGCGGCGCAGGATCTGTCACCCTGTCGCCGGTTCCGTGTCGGTCCGGTTCCCCCCGTCCAAAGCGGGCGGCTTCGGCTCTGCAAGGCTTCGGCTGCTAGTCGCGGAGTGTAGCGCCGAGCTCAGATGAGCAGGCGGAACCGTTCCCGGTCGCCCTCGTAGCGGTCGAGGCGCACGGAGCGCACGGCGAGCACCGACGCCCCGGCGTACACCGGCTCCGACGTCAAGGCCACATGGTCGAGGTGGCCGGAGAGGCGTTCGATGACCCCGTCGGCCGTCTTACGACTGCCGGCGCCGGGGTTGGGTTTGAACCCGATGGACAGGCCGGTGATCTCGCCCTCCCGGTACATGGTCAGCGCCGTGTTCCCGGCCGGGGTGTCGAAGATCCGCCACGCCCCGTACAGGCCGTCGGGCTGCTCCCGCAGTTCCTCGGTCTTGCCGATGTGGGCCCGGCCGGTCAGGCGGGTCTCATGGGAGTCGTACAGCTTCACGAACCCGTTGGTGGCGGCGGCGAGCTGGCGGGAGAACACCCCGGGCACGAAGCGCTCCTTGAAGTTCCCGACATCGGCGGTCACGTTGTAGGGCACCGCCCGCCCGTACATGAGCCGGCCGTCGCCCTGCACGGTC